ACGCGGGGTTTCAATTCCACTCTGGTTCGATTCAAACGCTCGCAGATCGGCGGCGGGGAGCTAATAACAACGTGTTTCAATTCCACTCTGGTTCGATTCAAACTAGAGATTATTTTGACGACATGACGGTATGGAACTACGTTTCAATTCCACTCTGGTTCGATTCAAACAACTTTGTTAGTGCTTCATCTCGGCACACAATGTCCGTTTCAATTCCACTCTGGTTCGATTCAAACATGAAGTGATAACCAGAACCCTCCGCATCATAGACGGTTTCAATTCCACTCTGGTTCGATTCAAACCAAGTCGTGAGTGGATAAATGTCGATAGCGAACATCGTTTCAATTCCACTCTGGTTCGATTCAAACGAGCCGTTGCACTCTTCGCGGGTATCGTGGCTCAATGTTTCAATTCCACTCTGGTTCGATTCAAACGGAGAATCATGAGAAGGCCAATTCCATTCCATTATGCCGGACAAGTGAATTTCATAAACTAACCGAATGGCCACACTCGATACGCTTCGTCCAGAACTCGATGAAGAAAATACGCGCAAGCTCCGCGAATGGGAAAGCATTTTATGGAATCAATATGGAGTGAGGATCAGTCCTGGACGACTTGTTAACTTGGTAATTCAGAGCGTTGAGTTTCTCGACATTGACCAAACGATTCGGCTTGCTATTAAGAACAACGACCTTGGCTCCGATAATCACGATGCCAAAAAGAAAAAGCAGCGCATTATCATTCGATCAACACTGGGGAAAACATATCGATGAATCAGCTCGCACGTGAAGTCAAACAGCTTCGCCGCTCGACAAAACTCTCACTGTCTGCATTTGCCAAACGCTCTGGACTTGCACGAAGACACTATGATCGCATCGAAAAAGGCAAAATCTACGATGTAAGGATCTCCACTCTCCACAAGATCGCCGAGGCTGGCAACGCAACGCTGATCATTGAATTCAAGGTGGGACTTAAAAGTCCCATTTAGTGACACACTCTGGCGAAACCGCGTTATTTCCTCGAATTCAGAGCGAAAAATTTTGCCGCAAAATGACGTGGATTTCATCCCGCGCTCCTATCTACCTTTATAGTGCATGAGTACCGCTATCCCAACGTTTGAACCGAAATCTATCCGCGCAGGCGACACAGTCAAATGGATGAAGTCGCTTCTCGATTATCCTGCAGCAGATTGGGACCTCAAATACAAAATTGTAGGCAATGCGACATCACCTGTCTCCGTTACTGCAGCGGAAAATGGAGACCAATTTGAGATCACGATCTCTGCAACGGCAACTGCCGATTTAGCCGAAGGAAGCTATCGACTGATCGGCTGGGTCGAGGATGGCACAGAGCGTTTTACAATTTATGACGACATTCTCATCGTCGAAGCAAATACGCCCGCAGCAACATCGGCTACAGATACACGAACGCACGCGCAGCGAACGCTCGACCTCATAAATGCGGCGATCGAATCCTATTCAACGAGACCAGTGGAAGAAATTGAAATCGCCGGCCGTCGCATCTCACGCCCATCGTTAAAGGATCTCTACACCCTGAAAACTAAATATGAAAAAGTTGTTCGTCGGGAAAAGAATGGTGGGGTTTCAGAAAGAATTGTGGCCTCATTTCCCAAAGTCAGATGAATATCATTGCTTCCATATTGCCGTTTATTCAAAAAAGATTAGCATCGATGACATCCACAGGCAAATATAGGCAGCGGTGGCAGCGGCGATCGTTTGCCGGAGCACAAATAAACCGGCTCACAAAAGATTTTGATTCTTCGCTTGAAGATATTCAGACAGCCATTCGAAGCGGCGGGCTGACGCTCATTGCCCGCGCAAGGGACCTCAGTCAGAATAATGCAGTCGCAAAACGATTACTGCAACTCTACGTCACGAACGTCATCGGATATAAAGGGCACACATTCCAGCCAAACGTTTCTGAATCAGTCCTGGAACGTGATCAAAAAGGCAAAGAAAAAATTGTTTCAAAACCGGATGTGCTCGCAAATGCAAAAATTCTTGAAGCATGGGAAGATTGGATAAAGCCTGAATTTTGCTCGGTCGATGGCCGGCTAAGTTTTGCAGCATTATCAAAGCTGGCGGGGATTCACAAGGCCCGCGATGGAGAGGCATTCATCCGGAAAATAATCAATCCCAACGCAAAACATCCACTACAGCTGCAGCTTATTCCTCCGGAAGCGATTGACTTCACTTATAACAAACGTCTCGACAACGGCAACGTTATCATCATGGGGATTGAGCTTGACGCCTCGCGTAAGCCGGTTGCCTATCATATGAATGTTGTCAAACCCGAAGCGGAAGTATACGGAGCTTTGTGGCAATATAGCAGAAAGCGCGACAGAATTCCTGCCGAAGAAATCATTCACTGGTTCGACCAGGAATACTTCAATCAGACACGAGGCATTACGAAGTTTGCGCAGATCATGATGCTTCTCCATGATCTCAACCGCTACGAATATGCGGTTCTGGTCAATGCCACCGTCAGCGCTGCGAAAATGGGATTCTTTGGAGACGCCGAGGGGGAATCGGAGCCCTTAACGGGAGATTCCAAAAATGAAGATGATGAGACGGTCATCGAAGCGGAGGCTGGGACCTTCACGGATATCGGCTCAAAGAAATTTTTCCCTTGGGAACCGCAATTTCCCACTCAGCAGTATGAAATGTATGTGAGGTCATTGCTTCGAAAAGCTGCAAGCGGATGGGGCCTGGCATATTCCAGTTTGGCGAATGATTACGGCGAAGCCAATTACAGCTCGTTGCGGGCAGAGCTCCTTGTGGAGCGGGAGAACTGGAAGACGGAACAGCAATCATTCATCGACCAAGTATTAAAGCCGATTTTCAGCAAATGGCTCGAATTGGAATTGCTTGCTGGCAATATCAAACTTCCGATTCTGAAGATCGATAAATTTAATAACCCCACATTTGTTGGCCCGCGCTGGCCATGGGTGGATCCGGTCAAGGATGTGGAAGCAAAGAAAGCGGAAGTGGCGGCGCTCTTTGAAAGCCCCTTCGGCGTCATTGCAGAAAAAGGGGAGAGCTCTCTCGAGCAGATTTATCAGGACAATGCAGAAGCGAAAGATCTCGCGGAAAAATACGGTCTCAAAGCCGATTATGGAAGCAAAGTAGAGTCGGGCTCACAATCGGATCAACCAGCAATGCCGAAGCCAGCAACGTCGCCGGACGGGGAAATTGCCGCACAGAATAAACAAGCGGACGAACAGAACCAGCTGCGCAGAGAAATCGAAAATGAACGGCGTGCAATTGGGGAACTTCAGTTACAGATAACAGAATTGCGGAAGGACACAGAGCGCCAGCTGGATCTTCTCAAAACGATCAAAGGCAATGAAATGAACATCACCGTTCCCAAATCGCCGATGGATCCTCAAGACCTGGATCCGATTATCAGAGCCATTGAAGAAACGCTTGCAAAACCGCGCAAAAAAGAATTACACGCAAAACGCGATGAGACAGGAAGGATCATTTTTCCAGTCGAAATCACAGAAACAGTTCTCGAATCCAGCAACGGACAGGAGGAAATGACATGAGTCTCGTATTGGCCGATATTGGTGCAGATGAAATTCTGAAGACATATTTCAACAATACGCGTCCCGTAGGTGGAAATAATCTCACGCTCAAACTTTACACGAACAATCTCACGCCGCTGGACACGCATACAGCTTCCAACTTCACCGAGGCCTCGGGCGGCGGATATGCGGCCAAGACGCTCACAAATGGCTTCTGGACGATAACGCCGGCCAACGACCCCAGCGATGCTGTGTATGCGCAGCAAACTTTCACTTTTACGGGGCCGCTCAGTGGAAATCCGACAATCTATGGGTATTACGTCGTCGATGCAGACAATAACCTGATCTATGCAGAGCTTCTCACGGCGCCCTTCACGCCGGCCAATAATGGCGATAACATCAAGATTACACCAAAATTTCAATTGAGCAAGGGAACTCCAGCATGAAGTTTCGCCCCACACACGCACAGCGGCTTGAGCGCTGGCTCGGTTCAGAACTCGCGGAAGGGATCGCAAGACGGACAGAAGGATGGTATGGTCCGCCAATCCCAATTATAGGAGTTCCCGGGAGAGTTTACGTCATGGGAGATGGGGATTTTGTCGGAGCAATCAAGGGAGGATTCTATTTCAATCTCACAGATTACGCTGTTGAAAGATTCAAGAAAGCAATGCGTGTGGCAGCTATTCGTTCCCTCTCACAACTCAACACAGGATTTTCATCCCTATCCGATTTGATAAGTGAAGCAACGACGGGCGGAAAATCACAACTGCTGTTCTATCAAAAGACAGGAGTAACTGGACCCGCAGCGAGCTCAAGTGCGCATCTCTGGGCGCAGGGCGCAGTTCCAGCAGCAGGCGCAAACGCGGCCGCTGCTCCAGGGGGAACGGTACCCGATAACACGACGGTAGGCGGCCTGTCTCAAGCCAATCCTGCGGGATCGGACACATTGCACCTAACAACCTGGACGGGGATACCTGCAACCGCCGTCGGCTCGATAATGCTTTATGATTATCTTTTTGGTGTGAATATTTCTCTGAACGCAACAAACACAGCCGTAACGGGAGTACCAACTCGATATCAAACAGCCGCTCTTGCACCGGGATCGTTCATATCTGCGAGGGTCACGACAGCTTTGAGCGCTACTGCGACGAACCTCACTGTAACCTATGTGGACCAGGATGGCAACACGGCCGAAGCGGCGGCAGCAGTGGCAGCCAGAGTATCTGCGGCAGTTCAAACGATTCCTTTAACACAGCCGCTCTGGTTCATTCCGCTGAACCCAGGCGATACGGGCTTGAGAACAATTACAAATGTGCAGTCGAGCGGAGCTAATACGGGCGTTGTCGATTGGATCATCGGGCATCCCATCGGAATCATTCCGCAGCCCCAGGTGAATGTACCTTTCATTCTTGATGGGATCAACTCTGCTTTCAATTTGATACAAATCCAAACCAATGCATGCTTAGCGCTGATGGAATACTTCAAAAGCGCAACAGCTGCTGCGACTTATACAGGATATATCCAAGTCGTGAGTGGATAAATGTCGATAGCGAACATCTGGAGAATATATCGTGCGCGTTGGCAATATCAGCCCACATTGACTGCGCATGATCCGAATCCTCCGATCACAAGTGAAAATAGCGGGGCACAATCTTTAGAGGTGACCGGAGCAGGCGGCGCTCTTGCCGGCGGAGCGGCAGTGCTCATCGTCGAAGCTCTCCTTGCATCGATTGATGGAGGAATTTCCGGCGGAGGGGCTATTCAGGCTGCGGAGTTACAATACAGCGCACAAGATGGAGCGCTTGCTGGCGGTGCAGCTACAGTTATGGCAGAATATCTGCAATCAGGCGCTTCTGGCGGCATTGTCGGCGGCGATGCGGTCCTGGTAAATGGAGTAGTTTTTACGCCAGTTGGCGGTGGAATTTCAGGAAGTGGCGCAGAGCAAATGCAGGCCATTGCGTTGGAGATGCAGGGCGGAGCGATTGCGGGCGGAACTGCGGATATCATAAATCCCGCAGAGATGCAAGGCGAAGGCGGAGCGGTTGCGGGTGGTGAAGCGGAGATTGATCGGGAATTTGCGATACCCCCGCAAGTGACCCATAGAGGTGGAGGAGGCGGCAGGATAATTTTTGATGCATTGCAAACACCGATTGAAGCTGATATTCAAACAATAGAGATAATCGGATCTGGCGGAATGGTAGCAACGGGGTCCGCAGATGTTCAAAAAGAGTGCATTCAGAATGCATTAGGCGGAGCGATCGTCCAGGGAAGCGCTCTAATACATGCCGAGGTTGATGAGACAGAAGCTGAATTTATTTTCTTACTTGCAGCATAAAGAGGAAATTCAAACAAAAGAGGAATAAAAATATGAACGTATCAACACTTCGTTACAGCTTTGCTGATCAACTCACCCGTCGGGCGATTCAATCAGTACCGAAAAGTTACGATGAGAAAAAACGGACGGTCCGGGTGATTGTAGCCAGCGAAACTCCAACGACGATCTTTGACTGGGATCGCTTCGATTTCGTAGATGAAATTCTTCTGATGGATGGCATGGAATTACCCGATGGCCGGACGCAAGTTCCATTGCTTAATACTCATGATCGGTGGAATATCGA